TCAAGCTGAAGCTCTTAAGCGCGCAGGATATGATTGCAAAGATATTAATAGTGCTAGATCAACTGCATCACAGCTCTTAAATAGGAGAGTTAATCCACATGTTGCTAAATATTACGATAAAAGATTTGAACAAGAAATTAAAAAATATGAGAGTGACAATCTCAGACGTTATAAAAGATTTGAAAGATTAGCTGATAAAGCAGAAAAGAAAGATCAATATGCTGCTGCTATAAATGCAGAATACAGATCAGGTCAACTGGCTGGAGCGTTTATAGATAGAAAAGAGGTCAGAGTTACAGGTTTGGAGGGAATGTCACGTGAGGAACTTGAAAACAAACTCAAAGAGTTATCCGAGAAGATCGATGGCCATAATGCAAAAACCATTGATGTCAAAGCGACAGCTATATCTGAAAAGAGCTAGCTGGTCAGTTTGGATAAAAGAGTTTAATAAAATACATAATCCTACTTTGTTCACTTCCATAGGTAATGTTGAGGTAAAGGTACATGAGAAAAAAAATAGCTATTCCCAAAAAAATAAAAAACCAAATAGATAAATTTCCTATGGTAGCCGTAGAGTGGTATGACATTGTTTCTAACAGCTCATGGACTTCATTTGATGATTTAAAAAAATCTAGATTAGCTACTTGTATTACTAAAGGTCATTTATTATCACAAGCAAAAGGCGTGACTAGATTGTTTGGAGATTATTCATTTGCAGATAATGGTGTTGACATTGAGAGCATTGGTAATACAACAATTATACCTAACTCAGTAATTAAGGATATTAAAAAATTAAGTTAATTAATGACAATAAAAGCACGAGAATCAAGGCTATGGCAAAAAGTTAAAAATAACTTAACTGGTTTTCATTTAACCCGCATAGAATCTAGCACAATTAATGGTATTCCAGATGTTCATGCAGCTAATCATGACCATATTTTTTGGATAGAACTTAAATCTGATGAAGCTAATTATCCTAAATTAAATAAATGGCAAATTGTATGGATTAACAAATATATTAAGGCAGGTGGTAAGGTAATAATCTTAGATGAGACCCTCTCGAAGAGGTCTCTTAAACTTTACAGACCGGTGTCCGCGTTTACTGATCCTCGTTCCCTGGTCTCGTTTGCCACGTTCTCGTTTCCGTTACACTGGCCACGGATCCAGCAGCGGCTGGTGAAGCAGCTCCAGGAGGCAGCGTGATTTCTCGTCTCGTTCTCGTTGACAAACCTCGCTCGTTTTCACTTGCACAGTGGCACTGGACCAGCAGCAGCGGAAGCTGCATGGCAGCTGTCCGGGAAGCTCGTGTCGTTCCCTGCCCCTCGTTTTTTTTACCTCTTGTTAGTTAACGGGGGGCTGGTAACGGCATGGCACCATCAGCTCTCGTCCTCGTTTGAAAGAGGACACTGAACACCGGTGGCATACAAGTAGGAGCTGGGATCCAGGAGCGGCTTCTACAGCTGTAAAAAAAATAAAAAAAGTTCTTGACTATTATCCCATCTGATCTTATGTGTAAGGAGCGACTAACAATTAACAGAGGAGAGCAATGAAACATAAACAAGAGAAAGATTTAGGCGATGAGCTCAAGGACAATGTGGTCTTCACATGTCCCGAGCATAGTCTAGAAACATACTTCAAAGTAAAAGAATTAGAAAAGAGTCCTGATGCCAAGGACTTTGTATACGTTCGGTTTTACGATGGGAAGCATTACGAATCGATGTGGGTAAAGGTCCACAAAGGAACACAGCTACAGGGTTACGGAGAAATCAACAACATGCCCGTGTTGCTAACTGATTACAAGCTTGGTGAAATTGTACATTACACTACGGATAAGGAGGGAGTAACATGGCAAAGATTAAATTAAAAGATCTCGTCAAAAAAGTGAATGCCGACAACGCACCACCTGATGGATGGTCCCCGAAGGATGCGGTAGCAGCAGACAAACCAGAGGCTGGAAAAGTATATGCGCTTACCGGTAAGGCCGGTACGAAATGTATTGCTAATGGTTACAGCTGGAAGGACAGCCTCGTTGAGGAAGAGTAGAATGACCTCGTCTCGTTTACAATCGGCATGGCACAAGCAGCCAGTAACTGCTGGTGCATGGCAGAAGCAGCAGCTGGAGAACCAAAGATGACTTTAGTAGCAGTGTACCTAATCTTTTTACTAATTTTTCCCCATATAACTCTCGCGTTGACTGGGTTTCTCGTGCTCGTTTTGGCTGGCATTTTCTAAGTTGCTGCTTCTTCCAGGCAGCACAGCTGCTGGAAAGAGCTGTGGCTGTAAATTGAAAGCCCAAAAATAATTAAAAATAGTTGTTGCATTGATTGGTGGGATTTGATAAGAGAGGTGATAAACTTAACAAAGGAAAAAATATGGGACTAGATCAACACGCACATTTAAGAGGTCAGAAGATAGATTGGGAGAAATATTTCAATGATGATGACTATTCTGAAAATGCAGGGGTCTTCGTTTGGCGAAAACACGCAAGACTTCAAGAGTTCATGGCGCAGAAATGGACTGAACAAAATCCAAGTGTCAAGGTCGAGGGTATGTTGGCACATTTAGGATTTAACTCAGATCAAGACGCACCATGTTATATGACTAAAGAAGTCGTTGACGAACTTAGCGAACAAATCGAAAAAGGCTTTTCTGATTATCACGCAGAAGATGGTTTTTTCTGGGGTCAACAATTTCAAGAAGAAAGTGTTAAGGACTACAAGGAACAGGATTTAAAGTTCTTAAAGTTTTGTCAACAAGCGATCAATGAAAATAAGGTCGTAGAATATTGGTGTAGTTGGTGAAAAAGAAAAATAAAAAGATCGAGCCGACAGATGTCGGCTCGGCTCGTCGTTCTTCTCGATCTCGTTTAGGACAGATCGAACAGGATAAAATGACAGCTTCCATCTCCGAGCTGCTCAAAAATCTGGGGAGTAAAATACAACTAGAGGTTGAGCCTAATGTTAATACCTTTAATAATATCATTAATAAAAAAGATAAAAAAAAGTTAAATTAATTCTTGTAATGGGATTAGATAAGATATAGAAAGAGAGGGCAATCATAAGATTGTATAACTTAACCAAGAGGTAAAAATGCAAAAAGCAAAAAAGTTAAAGCAAGAAGAAAAGAAAATTATTCTTTCTTATGCTCAACTTAAACTTAAAGCAAATAGACTAAATAAAGAGTTAGACACAATGAAACAAAATGTTGTGGATTGCTTTGATAGAACAAACCAAAATTTAATTATTGTTCAAGATGAGAATGGTAATAGTTTTGGATTACAAAAAATAAATCGTAAGCGTAAGAAATTTGAAACTGCAAATTTCAAAATTGCTCACAATGATTTATATAACAAGTTCACTACTGAAATTGTTTATAGTGAATACAAAGCAATAGGGGATAACAATGCCCAATAATGATTTAATTAATATTGCTCAGGTACTAGCAGAAAGGGTTGGCGATAAATCGCCAACTCAACTTAAAGATATGTTCATTGATAATGGAGTTAAGAAACAACTCAACTACGAGATTATGTTTCAGTTATTAATGGGTGAAGTCGAAAAACATATCTTAGAAAATCAAGGTAATGTTGCTGTTGATGAATTTAAAAATAATGTTTTAGAAAAGTTCTCAACACTAATACAACAACTGACACCAACCAAATAATAATAAACAACCAATGGCGCAACTGCGCCATTGGTGTATCTACGCCATAGAAGGCTCTTAACTCATAACAACCTGTAAATTACCTGTAAGACCTGCCGATTGCGTTCTGGCACAGCATTTGCTGTGCAAAGAGGTTTACAAAGCAAGATATACAAATATACTAGGGTCCCAAACGAGATGAATATTGAAAAACTTACTGAAGACGAAATAAAAGATTTAATCCTGCAAAAGCAGTTGCAGTGGATCAAGTTATGCCAGGATAATTTTTTAATTTTTGCAACTGCTGTTTGGCAAGATTTTATTTATAGAAAAACTAAGGACCCAAAAAACTATGGGCACCATCAAATAATTGCTAATTCTTTTCAAGACATAGCTTTCGGTGATGAAAAGAGGCTCATCATCAATATGCCACCAAGACATACAAAATCAGAGTTTGCATCTTACCTTTTCCCCGCATGGATGATTGGTAGGAATCCTAAAATGAAAATTATGCAAGTATCACACAATGCAGAATTAGCTTCAAGATTTGGTAGTAAGGTTCGTAACTTAATGAACTCTAAGGAGTATAAACAAATATTTGGAAATGTTACACTAAGGGAAGATAGTAAAGCAAAAGGACGTTGGGAGACCAATCATGGTGGGGAATACTTTGCAGCGGGTGTTGGCGGT